GTGAAATAACAATGCCAAGTAGTCCCTCAGCAGGTGATGTTGTGGCATTTAAAGATTATGCGCTAACTTTTAATACAAACAAATTAACTATAAAAAATGGTGGGGATAAAATTCAAGGCACTGATAGTGATTATGGAAACACAACAAAAGGTGCTGCATTAGAATTTATTTATGTAAATGCTACAAAAGGTTGGTTATTAATTGATTTTGCACAAGCAAGTGACATTGCAGGTATTGAAGAATTTATTGTGGCTTCAGGTGGTACAGTCACTACAAGTGGAGATTACAAAATACACACATTCACAAGCCCTGGAACTTTCTGCGTTTCATGTGTTGGAACTTGTTCAGGTTCAAATAAAGTAGATTATTTAGTTATCGCTGGTGGAGGCGGTGGTGGAAAAGGAAGAGCAGGTGGTGGAGGTGCTGGTGGTTATCGAACTTCCTACCCAAGTCCACAAGGAACTCTTCCTGTATCTGTGCAAGGTTATCCAATAACAGTCGGAGGTGGAGCATCAGGATCTTCCGATACAACTCAATTTGGAGGTAACGGAAATGATTCTTCAGCCATTGGAATAACATCAACAGGTGGAGGTGGAGGTTCAAGTAATGCTTCTACAGCCCCAAATCCTTCAACTTTTAATTATGGAGGCCATCCTGGAGGTTCTGGTGGAGGCACTGCAATTTGGGTAGATAATCTTTGTAGATCAGGTCGAGGTAATACACCTCCAACTACTCCGCCACAAGGAAATCCTGGAGGTGCTAACGTAGATAATTGGCCAGTCACAATCGCTACTGGCGGTGGTGGTGGAGCAGGTGCTGCGGGAGGAAATGGTGCACCCTCAAATGTTTCTGGAGCTGGAGGAGCAGGTACTGCATCAACTATTACAGCATCCCCCGTTACCAGAGCAGGGGGTGGCGGTGGTGGTAATGATAATGGAAATACTGCTGGTGCTGGAGGCACAGGTGGTGGAGGTGCAGGAGGTGTAGATGCAGTTGGAACAAACGCAACAGTAAATACAGGATCAGGAGGAGGAGGTGGTGGTCGAAATTCTGGTAATGGAAATGAATCAAATGGCGGTAATGGAGGTTCAGGTATTGTTGTAATTACATATAAATATCAATAATGGACATGGTAGATTTTTTAAAATAAATATAATATAATAGGAGGAATTATGGCACATTTTGCAAAACTAGGAGCTAACGGAAAAGTCATTCAAGTATTAACTTTAGATAATAAAGATATGCTTAATGCTGATAATGTTGAAGATGAATCAGTAGGTCAACAATATTTAGAAACACACAATAACTGGCCTGCACAGATGTGGATTCAAACATCTTATAATACATCAGGCAACAAACATTCATCAGGTGATGACTCAAAAGCATTTAGAGGAAACTATGCAGGAATAGGTTATATCTGGGATGAAGATAACAATATCTTCTGGCCAAAAAAACCTTATCCTTCATGGGTAAAAAATTTAACAACTGCAAGTTGGGATGGACCGCATAGTGCTCCTGAATTAACTGATGAACAAAAATCACAAAACGAGGCTATGACTCATCAGTGGAATTATGTTTGGGATGAAGAGGCATATCAAGCTGACAACACAGCTGGTTGGGTATTATCTGACGGATTATCTTCATAATTGATTTTAACTTAAAAGATTGTAAATTGAGGTGGAATGGACAAAAAAATATTAAGTGAACAAGCTTTATATTATGGCGATGTTTCAATGCCTAAAGATTGGGACATTGATAGAGAAAAATTACAGCAAGATATATTACAATCAAACTTAACTGATTCTGAATTTCCTTTTTCAAGAACTTGGGATATGCTCAATACATATGTAAGAGATCATATAAATCTTAAATATAATTTAAATTTAATTAACAAAAACACACATGGTAGTGTTTTTAAACCTCAAACAATTTCATCACCCATCATGAATTATGATGCAGTTGATTTAAAAAATTCACCAGATTTTACAATGTTATATGGGGTGCATGTAAAAAATTGTTCTGTTAAAATATTTTTTGATGATAATAGAAGAAAAGGCCGAAGTTGGGACATACCTTTGACTGATAACAAATTTATTATGTTTCCTTCTACCAACATGTACTACATTATTAATAATCAAAAAGATAATCTAAATTTTATACAAACAATTAGTTATGAATATATCTAATTATTATTGGTATTTTAAAAGTGCGTTAACACCTAGATTTTGTGATGAAGTAATTCAATACGCAAATTCACAAAAAGAAGTTATGGCTAGAACAGGTGGTTATGGTGATAAAAAACTCAACAAAGACGAAGTTTTAAATATGCAAAAAAAAAGAAAGTCTGATTTAGTATGGTTGAATGACACTTGGATATATAAAGAAATACATCCATATGTGCATGACGCAAACAGAAATGCTGGTTGGAATTTTGATTGGGAGAGAAGTGAGTCTTGTCAGTTTACAAAATACAAGTTAAATCAATACTATGATTGGCATTGTGATAGTTGGAATAAACCTTATGATAAAGAGGGACCAGAAAAAGGTCTGATTAGAAAATTATCAATGACTTGTCAATTAACAGATGGATCAGAATACACAGGTGGTGAACTAGAGTTTGATTTTAGAGATTATGATCCACATATGCGAGACGAATCAAAACATAGAATACAATGTAAAGAGATATTACCCAAAGGATCTATTATTGTATTTCCTAGTTTTGTGTGGCATAGAGTTAAACCAGTAACATCAGGCACAAGATATAGTCTTGTGGTATGGCATTTAGGGAGGCCTTTTAGATAATGTTTATAAATAGTTATTTTCCAACAATAATATGGAATGAGGAAAAACCAGAGTTTGTTAAATCATTAAACAAAGCAAGTAACAAATATATTAGCGATGCTCGTAAGAGAGAAAAAGAATACATAAAAAAATTTGGAGACTTTGGAAGATCCTATCACTCAACTCCACTTACAATGGATAATGAATTTTTGGATTTTAGAAATTATGTAGGACAAAAATCTTGGGAGTATTTAGATCATCAAGGTTATGACATGTCACAATACACAACACTATTTAGTGAGCTATGGGTGCAAGAGTTTGCAAAAAAAGGTGGTGGTCATCATTCTGCACACATACATTGGAATCAACACGTATCTGGTTTTTATTTTTTAAAATGTAGTGATCAAACTTCTTATCCTGTATTTCATGAACCAAAAACAGGTGCAAGATGCACGAAATTAAAAATGAAAGCAAATCTTAAAGGTATATGGCCTGGTCACGAACAATTTCATATTCGACCAAAACCAGGTATGTTAATAATATTTCCTGGTTATTTACAACATGAGTTTGCAGTAGATCATGGTAAAGAACCATTTAGATTTATACATTGGAACATACAGGCTGTTCCAAAAGAAATGGCAAAAGATGTTTAATAATATATTTTACAAAACTAATTTAAAATGGACTAAAAAATTTGTAGAAAATAATATTGAAAATATAGAAAAAAACTACACTTTATATCCAAATAAAAATAAATGGAATTGTAATTGTCATGTCGTGCATAGTTATGATAAAAATGTTCATTCAATTAATTATGGTTTTTTAAAAGAAAAATATGAAAAGTTAGTCATAAGGGTTTCTAAAAAATATAATATTGATAAATATTATTTAAGTGACATCTGGTATAATTATTATAAAAAAGAACAATATCAAGAACCTCATCATCATGGAGAAAACGGTGGATTAACAGCAGTTCATTATTTAATATTTAATCCAAAAAAACATTCAAAAACATCTTTTGAATATTTAGAGTCACCAAAAATTAAAGAAGGTGACATTTTATTTTTTCCAGATAATTTAATACATTATGTTCCAAAAAATAAAACAAATGAACCAAGATTAACTATAGCTTTTACAATAACTAAAACTAATTAGTATGAGTTTTAAAAAAAATAAATACACAATTATTCGTCAAGCAATATCAAAAGACTTAGCCTCTTTCATAGCTAATTATTTTTCAATGCAAAAGCAAGTATATGACACTTGTAAAGCATCAAAATACTTTTCACCTTTTGAAACTATCATTGGATATTATGAAGAGCCAGATGGCCAAATACCAAATACCTATTCTCAATATGCTAATATGGCTATGGAAACTTTATTACTTAAATGTCAACCAGGTATGGAAAAAGCAACAGGATTAAAATTATACCCTGCATATACATATGCAAGAATATATAAAAAAGGTGATGAATTAAAACGACACAAGGATAGATTTAGTTGTGAAATATCTACTACTATGAATTTAGCAGGAGATGATTGGCCAATATACCTAGAACCCTCAGGAGAGATTGGTAAAAAAGGTGTAAGAGTAGATTTAAAACAAGGAGACATGTTAGTCTATTCTGGTTGTGAATTAGAACATTGGCGAGAGAAATTTAAAGGTAAAGAATGTATTCAAGTATTTTTACACTATAATAATAGAAAAACACCAGGTGCCAAATATAATATGTTTGATAAACGTCCTCATCTAGGTCTTCCTTCATGGTTTAAGAAATGATATAATTTCATGGTGTGGGGGGTTTTACCACCTCAATCACCAACCCCTCGCACTTAATGGAGATATATGTTAGGAATTACAGCTATTGCACAATCACCAATTGCAGCTTTAGGCGGCACTAATGCTAATGTTGAAGTAACAGGTATAGCTCTTACAAGTGCCATTGGTTCAGTAAGTATCGGTATTGTTTCAAATCCTACAATACAAGTTACAGGTGTAACAGCAACAACAACAATGGGTGCAATACAGGTTGACCCTGATATCATCCCTACAGGACAATCTCTAACTACAAACATTGGACCTTATTCTATTCAAGCTGATGGTACAGCAGTTGTCCTTCAAGGTGAAAACGAATTAGAAACAGCAGTAGGAAGTGTTGAGATAGATATTGCAGTAGATGCACCATTAACTGGTGCAGCTATGACTACTGCAGTTGGTACGGCAGATGCTACATTTACAGTCAATGTAACGGGTATAGATTTAACTGCCTCTGCTGGCACATTGTCTATGACAGGAGATGCAAATGTAAGTGCAACAACAAACTTACTAACTATCTCTGACGATAGTGTAGATATTAGTATTGATGTAACAGCTAGTGTTACTGGCTTAAATTTAACAACAGCTATTAATTCAGTTACTGTGGAACTCAACACGCCTGCGGATGTGACTGGTCAACAGCTCTCAATAAGTGAAGGAAATATAGGTACTATTGCATGGTCTAACGTAGATCCAAATGTAAGCAACGTTTGGGTTGAAGTTGATATTGCTGCATAATAGGATTATAATACAAATATGGCATCTACATTTTCGACAGATTTAAAATTAGAACTAATGGCTACTGGTGAGAACGCTGGTACATGGGGTACAAAAACAAATACTAATTTAAATTTAGTACAACAAGCTATAGCAGGATATGAATCTATCAGTGTAACCACTACTACAATAGGACTTACAATGGATGATGGTTCTATTTCACAAGCAAGAAATATGGTTCTTGGATTTGGTGGTAGTTTAACAGGGGCTACTAATGTTACTGTGCCTAATTCAATGGAAAAAATTTATATTTTAGATGATCAAACAACACATAATACAAGTTCAATAACTTTTAAAACCTCAAGTGGCACTGGTTTTAATTTAGATGAAGGTAAAAGACATTTAGCTTATTCAGATGGTACAAATATTAAAAGAATTGATTTAAGCACATTGGGTGGATTAGTTGCTACTGCGTCTCTTTCAGATAATTCTGTAACAACTGCAAAAATATCAGACAATCAAATAACTACAGCAAAGATATCTGATAACCAAATTGTAACAGCGAAGATTTCTGATGGTGTGATTTCAACTGTAAAAATTACTAACAACGCAATCACTGCAGATAAACTTGAAAGAAAATTTACAATCACCACTAATGTAACTCCTGCAGGAGGATCTGATGGAGATCTTTGGTTCGTATACGCATAGAGGTTTAAATGGCTGAGTCGTATGTTAGAAACTCAAGTGGCTTTCAACAAGCAAATCAAATATTTGTAAATGTAAGTGGTACTTATCAAGAAGTTAACGAAGCTTATGCAAATGTAGGTGGCACGTACCAATTGGTATTTAGTGCTTTTGAAGCTACATCATTTGTTACATTATCTACAGGGTCTGGAACATTTGTTGCACCAGATAACTCTAATGCAATTCATATACAAGCTGCTGTAGGTGGTGGCGGTGGCGCAGTCAGTGGATCTGATTATGATAAAGCAGGAGGAGAATCTGCAGGAGCAGGAGGTGGTTCAGGAGGATATGTATCTGATAAAATATTTTCTATTACAGGTGGAGAAACTTTAACTTATGCAATTGGATCAGGTGGAGCTGCAGGGACAGGAGTAAAATTTAACACAACAGCTAGTAGTGGAACGTCAACAACTTTATCAGGATCTTCTGCTGGATCTTTATTTACACTTACTGGAGGTGGTGGATCGTCAGGCACTGGAGGAGGTGTGCAAGGTCCCTTACGAACAAATACAGCTGGCACACCAGGCACAGCGACTGTAGCTTCAAGTGTCAGCACAGGAACGTTTAGAGATAGTGATGGCACAACTAAAAATGTAAACACAAACACTTCAGGACCTGCTGGAACTTTTAATGATAGTGGTAGTGGTGCAACAGGAAGTCTATCTGGTTCAGGTAATTGTGGTGGTGATAATTGTCGAATAAGTGGTTTTTCTGGGGCAGACTCATATGATGGCGGTATCACTGGTGGAGCAGGAGGTTCTTCAAGTGGGTCAGGAACAAATGGTACACCAGGCACTAGAGGTTCTGGAGGTGGCGGTGGAGCTGCTCAAGTAAGTGGTGGATCTACAAGTGGTGCTGCAGGTGGTGATGGAGAAATTGTTTATAGATTTTTACGTATACTTTAGTATAGTTTGTTGATGACAAACATTAGTAAATGGTTTGGTTATCCGATTTACATATCACAAATTCAAAATTTTGAAAAAATAAATAAAGAAATATTACCTATATTAAAAAAAGACGTTACAGCAACAAACTCTCAGTATGCACGGACAACGGATATCAAAGGTAAAGATCTTCAAAGTATTGATGATAATTTACATTTGAATGAAAAATTTAAAAAATTATATGATGAAATTACACAAGCAATTATAGCTGCACTTCATCGTCAACATTATGATCTTGAATTGTTTGAATTATATATAACTAAATCGTGGGCAACTTATTCTGATAAAGACCAATTCATTGCATATCATAGACACATGACAAGTCATTTTAGTTTCGTGTATTATGTCGAAGCAAATGAACAAGGCAATCTTTTTTTCTTGGATGATGAAGCACATAAAGTTGGTTTAAGTATTCCGAAAAGAGATCCTTATTTTAAAAAATGGGATGAAGTAAATTTTGCTAAAGCAGAATATCCAGCAAAGACCGGTAATATTGTAATATTTCCATCTATGTTATTTCATGAGACAGGTATAAATAAAAAAGAAGAGCCACGTATTTCTATATCTGGAGATGTCTTACTTACCATGAGAAAAGGCTTAAAATCTGAACATAACATGCCATCACCAACGACTTGGAAGAAGCTTTAACATGGTGTAAAATAGAGTATGCCTCTTACAAATGTAAAATTACTACCTGGTTTTGACAAAACTGATACACCTTCAGGAGCAGAGGGTAGATGGATAGATGGTGATTTTGTTAGATTTAGATATTCACAACCAGAAAAAATTGGTGGTTTTGCTGCCATAGGTGGTCAAACCATTGCAGGTCCGGCACGTGCTCAACATACATGGACTGATCTTCAGGGTAGAAAGTATGCAGCTATAGGCACATCTAAAGTTTTGTTAATCTATTATGAAGATGCTTTTTATGATGTTACTCCATTAGAGACAGGTCTTACTGGAGCTTCATTCACATCTGTTAATGGCCAGTCATCCGTTACAATTAATAAGACAGCACATGGATTAGTATCTGGTGATTATTTTTTATTTGAGTCTGTTACTCTACCGGGTG